AAATGAAGATGGTGATTGGATTAAAACAATAGTTTATCACGTTGATTCCGGAGAAAATATTGAATCATTAACACGAATTCCAAAGGCAGCATTAAAAGGTCAAAATGAATATCAAGCGTTTGGTTCAGGTTGCACATATTACAGAAGATATTCAATAAGTTGTATTTTGCGTTTAGTAACTGATATTGATAATGATGCAGCAGATATAAAGAAACAGCCAAATGTTTCAACAAAAACTAATGTTGAAAAAAAGCCAAATGTATCAACAAAAACTAATGTTGAAAAAAAACCAATAAGCAATGAAAGGTTTTCAAAAGCGTTGGATCAAATTAAAAAAGGTAACGCATCAATTGAATTATTAATTGATACATTTAACTTAACAGATGAACAAAACAAACAAATTGAAAAGCTATGAATTTAATAATAAGATGTTCATCTCTTGGTAAGATAATGACTAATTCAAGGTCAAAATCTGATCCATTGTCAAAAACTTGCAAATCTGAAATTAAAAATTTAGTGAAACAAGAATTGTTTGGTTATAAAACTTTTATTGACAATAAATATGTAAAGAAAGGAATACAAGTTGAAGATGAATCAATTAAACTGTATAACCAAGTATTTTTTACTGATTACAAAAAAAACACCGAGCGTTTGAAAAATGCTTGGATAACCGGTGAATGTGATATAAATACGGGTAAAAAAATAATTGACATTAAATCTTCGTGGTCAGCAGAAACATTTCCGACAACAGAAGATGATATTGATGCAAGTGATTACGAATGGCAATTGCGTGGTTATATGATGCTCTATAAAATGCAATTTTCTGAACTTGCCTATTGTCTTGTTGATACACCTGATGAATTATTAGGTTACGAACAAAACCTAAACATTCACAAAGTCAGTCATATTGATCCTGATTATAGGGTGACAATAAAAATGTTTGAAAGGGATTTGGAATTAGAAAACCAAATAATTGAACGGATTGAATTATGTAATGAATACGCAATAAAATATAAAAATAAAATCATAAACAAAAACAAATAAAATGAGTTACACAATTGAAGGTAAAATAATCTCAATAGGAGAGGTTAAAGAATTTGATAACGGTGCAAAAGCTGTCAGTTATCAAGTTGAAACAAACGAACAATATAATAATTTATATTCGTTTGAAATGTATAAAGGTGCTGACAATGTTCAACACATTGATAATTTTATTAAATACAATAAAGTTGGTGATAATGTTCGTGTTGAATGGAATGTTAGAACAAGTGAATACAATGGTAGGTTCTTTTCAAGTTTATCACCTTGGAGAATTGAAAAATTAGGAACAGGTGAAAACAAAACTGAAAAATCTATTTTGGAAGAAGCAGTTGAAAATGATTTGCCATTTTAAATAAACAAAAAAAGGGGTTCACTAATTAGTGAACTCCTTTTAAATATAATTTTTATATATTTGTAGAAAATAAAAACAGAAAAAATGAAAACAATTAAAAGAAAATTAGTAGAAATGCCGGATGAATTGTTTAAAAATGTTCAAAGGGTTGCAAAAAAAAGTGAAAGAAGTGTCAATAAGCAGATAATCTTTATGCTAAGAGATTTTTTTGATAAAAAAAATTAAATAAAAAGTTTTGACATTAAACAAACGAAAATGCAAAGAATGTGGTGTGGTATTCCAAAAAATCAGACCATTGCAAAGCGTTTGTTCTCCAAAATGTGGCATTTTACAATCAAAAAAACAACGTGAAAAGCAGAGTAAAAAAGATTGGCAGAAAAGAAAAAAAGCAACAAAGGAAAAGTTAAAAACAAAAAAAGATTATGAAAAGGAATTGCAACAAGTGTTCAATGAGTTTATCAGGTTGCGAGATCAAGACCAAAATTGTATAAGTTGTGGAAGGCAAGTAAATGGAAAATGTGATGCCGGTCATTTTTATCCTGTTGGAAGTTACAAGAACCTAAGATTTGATGAAAATAATGTTCACAAACAATGCGTTCATTGCAACCAACATAAACACGGAAATTTAAATGAATATGCGTTAAATTTGCCGCACAGGATTGGTTTATGTAATTTTAAAAAGCTAAATGAAAACCGATTAAAAGAAAGGCACTATACAATTCCTGAATTGATTGAGTTAAAAAAAACCTATAAAGAGAAAATAAAAAAACTAAAACAAAATGACAGAAGAATATTTGATTAAAGTAGTCACTGAAAGGATATTAAACAAAGATTACCAAACAGCATTAAGGTTGATTGAATTAGAAATGCAGCCCAAAGCATTGCCTAAAAACTTTGAGGAAGATGTAATCAATACGGTTTGTTTTTATTGCAAAATAACTAAGTCAGAATTGATCGAAAGAACAAGAAAAGTGACTATTGTTGATGCAAGAAAATTGGTTTCAAAAATTTTAAGAGATAGAAATTACACATTTTCTGCAATAGGTAGAGTGTTAGGTAATTTAAATCACGCATCAATCATTCACTATTGTAGAAGTGCGGAAAATTTAATTACAACTGATAATGTTTTTAGAACATCTTATGAAAATATTGTTGAAATTATAAACCAAAAAAACTAAAGCTATGGCACAAGGGAAAAAAACATTTATTTTTTATTCAGATTGGATTAATATGGTTCGTGAAATGCCTGATGAAGATGCCGGTGCATTGTTAAAACATATTTTAAGCTATGTTAATGACGAAAACCCACAAACAGATAATCTATTGGTTAAAATGGCTTTTGGACATATGAAACCAATGTTAAAATGCGATTTAGATAAATGGGAAGTTATTAGAAATAAAAGAAAAATTGCCGGTAAAAAAGGAGGTCAAGCAAATGCTAAGCAAAAGGAAGCAAATGCTAAGCAAACGGAAGCCGTAAATGATAATGTAAATGTTAATGATAATGGTAATGTAAATGAAAATAATAATAAGGGTGTTCCAACCTTTGATTTATTCTTATCTCACGCAAAAGAAAAAGCACAAAGAAAAAATATTATTTTAGACGAAAAAAAGGTTAAACAAAAATTTGAAAGTTGGTTGGAGAATGGGTGGAAAGATTTAAATGAAAGACCAATAAAAAATTGGAAGGTAAAAATTACTTCAAATTTGCTATATTGGGAAAAAAATAAATCGGTTTTAACTGATGATGGAAGAAAGAGAAATAATTATTTAAAAGATGTGCTATGAATAAATTTATTGATTGGGAGAAATTAGAATTTAAAAAAACATCAGGAAGGGAAAAATTAAGATGCCCAAATTGTGATGAAATTAGAACAGATAAAAGGGATAAATCATTAGTCATTTATCACAATGATGGTGTTGGTAAATGTTTTTACTGTGAAGCGTTAACATTTAGTGATTCAGGCGAAACAGACTATTCACAAAAACAATACAATACACCATCACAAAGTTGGAAAAATTACACACATCTTTCAGATAAATTAATTAAATGGGTTGAAGAAAGCCGAAAGATAAGCCAAAGCACATTGATAGACTTAGGGGTTACCGAAGAACTATTTTACCAACCAAAACACAAGAAAGAAGTTAACAACATTGTTTTTAATTATTTTGAGGGTGAAAAATTAGTCAACAAGAAATACCGGTCAGCTGATAAATCATTTACGCAAACGTCAGGAGGTAAACCAATATTCTATAACATCAATTCCGTTATTGGTCAGGATGAAGTTTATATTGTGGAAGGTGAATTTGATGTTTTAGCTTTGCGTTCACACGGGATCAAAAACGCAATAAGCGTTCCAAATGGCGCAAATGATAATGACGAATATTGGAAGAATTCCGAAAAGTATTTAAAGGATATTCAAAAATTTATAATTGCGGTTGATAATGATGAAAAAGGTAAAGCATTAAAAGAAAAAATTGCGCAGCGTTTGGGAAGATGGCGTTGTGATTATATCAATTGGTCAGAAAAAGATGCCAATGGTTCACTAATTTCCAAAAAGATTGATTTTGATTTATCAAATAGAAAAAAATTCCCTGTAAGTGGTACGTTCACATCACTTGATTTAAAAGATGGTATATTTGATTTGTATAATAACGGTTTGCCGGAAACAATTTATCCAAAAAACAGTTGTTTTGGCAATTTTAAGGAGATATTTTCAATGATGCGTGGTCAATTAACTGTTGTCACAGGAATACCATCACACGGTAAATCTTCATTTGCTGAATGGCTTTCTTTAAACTTGATTAATGATTATGATTCAAAGCTATCAATGTTTTCTCCGGAGCATTCACCAATGCCATTGCATCAAACAACTTTAATTCAAAAGGCTATTGGTAAGCCATTTTGGAAAGAAATGGACGGCAGACCGAGAATAACACCAACCGACATTGAAAGGTATATAAATTGGTCAAAGGAAAAAATTTATATTACATCACCTGATAAAAATGATGCACCAACGTGGGATTGGATTTTTGAAAAGTTCAAAGAACAAATGTTTGCATTTGGTATTGATATTTTTATAATTGATGCGTTCAATAAAGTTCTGCTTCCAAGCGGAAACAAAAAAGATAGTATTGATGAGGTTTTAACCCGTTTAACAGCTTTTGCACAGCAGAACAATGTTAGTGTTTGTTTAGTGGCGCATCCAACCAAAATGCAAAAGGATGAAAAAGGAAATACACGAATACCAAATTTATATGATGTAAGCGGATCAGCAGATTTCAGAAACCAAACGCATAATGGTTATGCAATACACAGATTAACATAGATTTTTTATATGACCTTCCAACCGGTAGATTTTACGCAAAAGGTCAGCCAATACCAAAATTCGATATGACATTATCAGATGAAGTTTTTGAACAATCAGAAATTAAATCATTAAGCCCAAATGAAGATTTTGATTGGATAAATGAACCATCAAAAGAGATTAATTTTTAAAAAAATTAAAAAAAAATATTTTTTTTGCTGTTTATTAATATATTTTCTATATATTTGTTATCAGATAACATTAAAAAAAAAACGATGGAATTAAGATTTGGAAAGTACAAAGGTCAAAGATTTGACAATACACCTAAATGGTATCAAGAATGGTTATTAAAGCAAGATTGGTTTAAAATGCCTAAACAACAAAAACCCTTACATAAACAGTTAAATGGATGGAATGGACACAGCAGAAAAGGTCAAGCGGTTTATGATGCTATATTTGAACAAGAAAAGTCAGAAGCTAAAAAACACGACTGCATGATTGGTATTTGCTCATGCTGTGAAGGTGGTATGTATTACGGAATATAAAACAATTTTAAAAA